TGGATTTTTAGTAATAATTTCCTTTTAAAGGTAGCTGAGCAGAAGGCTATCTTGGGGAAGTTAGGCTATAAATTAGAGGCTGCTGGTAAATTAAGGGTTTTCGCTATGGTGGATCCTATTACTCAATGAGTTTTAAAGCCTTTACACGATTGGATTTTCTCCGTGTTAAAGCTCATCCCTATGGATGGGACCCATGATCAATTAAAGCCGATTAATCGGTTATATCGAGAAAATAAATTTAAAGGTCTTTATTCTTTCGATTTATCCTCGGCCACGGATCGTCTTCCCGTGTCGATCCAGGAGTTATTATTGATACCTCTTTTAGGTGTCGAAGGTGCTGAACTGTGACGTAAATTACTTGTAGACCGTTTTTATTACCATCCAGTTAAATACTGAAAACATGGTAGTCTACAATCAGTAATGGTTTGTTGTAAACCATTATTAAAAAAAGTAAAATATCAAGTCGGTCAACCTATGGGAGCTTTAAGTTCCTGAGCATTGTTAGCTATTACCCATCATTTCCTTATACAGTATTCTGCTTATAGAGCTGGCATTATAAGTAGAAGCAACCCGTGATTATTCACGTGTTATGCGATATTAGGAGATGATGTTGTTATTGGTAATCGTAAGGTCGCCTTATTTTATCGGCGTTTGTGTAGACAAATTGGTCTTGGGATATCTTTACCCAAATCAATTTCTTCACATAAAGGTACGGCATTAGAATTTGCCAAACAAACTTTTTATAAGGGGAATAATGTAACCCCTATTACTTTAAAAGGTTTTATTATGGCAAAAAATAATGTAGCTTCAATGTTTGACTTCATGCCGACCCATTTAGAAGTTAAAGACCTTCTACTTATTTATGGGTATGGGTACAAAGCTATATCAAAAATTAATTTTTCTTTTGATAAACTTAATGCCCATTCTCGTATGAGAGATAGGATGTTTACTTACTTGATATTGAAGGATACATCACAAGGTATTCCTTTGTCTAGGGCTATGGGACGAGTTTCCCTAAGGTCTTATGATGAAAATATCATAAGTGATTATGAACGCGGTTTCTTCTTTTATGAAGGATTGTCTCAATTTTTTATAAAACCACATAAATCTTTAATTGGATTGCTTAAGAAAATTAAGTCAAAATGTGATGTTTTAATTGAGTACAATTGACAATTTCCCGAAACCTTAATGAGGTTGGGAGGTCTTAGCCCTCTTACAGATCTTAAAGATAAGAATTGTAAGACTCGGGTTATTAAAGAGACCAACTCTTGATTAACCAGAGAGTTAATTGTTAACCGCTCGGATGCAGAGGTTCATAACCTCGCTCCCTTTTTATTAGAGACTGAAGATCATGTGGCAAAATTAAAATCTATATACCAGAAGGTTACAGTTTTGTCTAATGATCTTCATTTTAGAAAGAAGTCTAATTATTTGGAAAGAATTATGGAGCTAGAGACTGAATATTCTCTAGTTCCTAGCGAGTCTTATAATACTCCTAAAGATGCTCTCCTCAATTCTGAGTGAGGGCGTCTTATAAAGGCTTTCCATAATAGATATAAATCTTCTAAGGTTTCTAATAAAAGGTAGCACTAAGATCGATGATTAATTGCATATGGTGCTGCTTTGCAAAACTTTAGTCATCTGATCGGAAGCGTTCCCACACTTCGTCACAAGATTTGTACTTTTATATAAACGATTTTGTTCGTAACATAATGAATTGTATTTGAGCAAC